TTTTTCTTTATTATGCCCAGAATCCACACTGTTGACATATCCTTTAGTACGCGACAAAAGGCGTAGTAGTCGCAGGCTTGAGTGGTGTTGTAAGCAAAGATAGAACATTCGTAATGCTCTTGAGGTTCCACGCTGGTTCTTTTAGCCTTAACGTCAATGGTTCTGCCGTCTGGCATGATTAGATCGTAATCATAAGTATTGGCCTGTTTAGCCCCTATATGACGGGCTACAACTATCTCTGCTAAAAACCCAGCTTGGTTGCCACCACCTTCAGTCAATGAATGTTTTAAAGCACCCATTTCAGATGCCATCTCAGCAGCTTTTTTAATTTCATCGCTTGTTGTTTTTAGTTTACGCATTAAATAGCCTTTTTATTTTTAGCTTGGCCTTAAAGATTTGCTTTATTCTGCGTAGGTATTTGATGTCATGCTTAACAGTACAGTTATTGTACTCTAACGCCTCAACCGTAATTAACCCAATACGCTCTATAAGCCTATGACGGTACTCAACGACATTACCCGACAGATAGCGATTGCACTTGTGACATTGCTTATGGCAGTTATGTAAGTGGAACGACAGGTGTTTGGCTGCTCCACGGCTACGGTAATGCCCAGCGTCCCAGTATCCACCAATACCTTCATGCCTACCTGTTTCATCACAACTTATGCAGGGCAAGTGTCTATCACGGTGTCTAATGTAAGCATTAAATGCGCTCTGAGCTTCAACGCGCCATTCTGAGACTGTTTTAACCTTTTCCTTTAGTTTGGTAAGGCTTTCTCGCTTACGCTTGTCTGAAAATGCTGTAGCGGCCTTTTTGCCATGTTGCACCACACAAGCCATTGAGCAGAAAAAACCTAACGGCACTTTAACCCCAGAGTCAGGGGTAGCGTATACTTTGCAATGCCTGCACTTCTTCTTAGCGTTAGGCATAAGTTGGTGGTTTAGGTAATTTCTGCCAGTGAGTTATGTCCTCAATCATCACTCCATCATCATCGAATGGTAATCCTTTAGTTATAAAGCCGATTGAAAACTCAAGGTCTTCATCTATCAGTAATACATCACCGTTATGGTTGGGGTGCTTATCTTCTATATTAATCCATTTGCTCATTTCTGCGACTCCCTATAAGTTTCGTAATCAGAAAGTGTCCTGTCGGTAAACTCTACACCGTATTCAGTTCCTTTGACAAATAGGTACTCTATAAACTGTGAGCGAACATCCTTATCAAAGTCGCTGGTTGCTGGCCTGCTAGATATCATCGCTGTACCACACAAACTGGGTATCAACTTGTTGCCTTCTTTTAAAGGCTCACCCATAAGTAGTTTCTCCCTAGCAAAGTCAAATACCAACATTTCCTTCCAAGCTGCAATGGTGTGTTTATTACCCAGTGGCTTAACCTGTTTGGCAAAGTCGTTTATCTGTGCATGGTAACAATTTTCTTGAAGTCTTGACCCTTTTTGACGACTTAGCGTTACTACTACTGGCTCACCACTTTTCAAGCCTTTTTTAGTCATTTCCCAAACTTTTACCATTTCGGATTTAACATTTTTATCAGTAACATTAAATATAATGCTAGACATTTTTTGCACCCAGCAAAATAAACTCGCTTAAAGTCATTTTAAAAAAAACAGAAAATCTAATGGCTAACGAAACTTTTATGTCATTGCCATTCCTCCATCGCATCACCTGTTGTGGATAAACATCAAATGCTTTTGCAAGCTGACTTGCTGTGATGTTTTCCTTTGCCTGTGCTATTCTTAATGAGGCACCTGTATCAATAATCATTCTTGTTCCCCTTGGAATGTGTTATTATATTTTTGCTCCAGTAGTAAGAAGCTCTTACCCCACCGTAAAAAGTGGGGCTTTTTTTGTCTTTTAAAATGGTATATCGTCATCAAAATCAACAACATCGTTGGCTGCCTTAACCGACACAGGCGCTGATTGAATTTCTTTTGGGTTAAAACTAAACGACATAAACTTCTTGCCATGCTGGCTGGTTTTAATCCACGCAGACATCCACATTTCTACATTGTTGATTTCACAGCTTCCTGTGTAGTCTGGGTGACGGTCTGATTGCTTCTTATCATTCTTAAATAAAGCACCAGTGTTGTTGTTATCGTATTCCATGTTACATCCCCTTTTTACTGCGAATAAATTCTTGTTGTGCGCCAGTTAATTGGCTCCACAGTTTCTGCTTCTCGTTTCCATCTAACTCAGCCAACGCCTCGTTCATCATCGTATGCTCACCCGTAGCCTCGCTTTCAATGATTAAAGTCATTAAGTTTTGCATCAGCTTCTTGCTTACACGTTTGGCTGGTGCGACAGCCACAGGCTCAGACATACCTTCCAGCGTCATATCTAAGTCATCAACTTTATCTTCATTGCGATACATAGCCAATTCGCTATCGTCATCTACACTTGGGATGCCGACAAGTGATTGCAAAGCATAACGCCTAGCATAAGTTATTGATGATGCCGCGCCCTGCGGAGTTACTTTATCCATTGGCAGTAGATATTCACCTTGCAGCCATTGCCCAGATTTGTGCATAAGCATAGTAGATACACCAATGCCGTTGCCGCCAGCCGATGTAACTGGTAATTGAACAAACGATAAACCGTATTTTGCAAACGGTTCTTTAATTACTTTTATTACACTGGTCAAATCAGCGTAGCTACTTTTAAAGAAAGGGTTGTTGCTGTCTTTAATAGCCCCGCCCATTTCTGCCTGTGCCAAGCATAACGCTGTGGCTAGGTCTGTGATTGATTCTGATTGTTTCATTATTATTGCTCCAATTTATTACCGTCAGCTAAATGTAACACACAAATGTTAACATAGCAAACACTTTTAATCATCATTAAACACTAGATAAAATAAAATAACATCTTTGTTACTTGCAACTTATAAACACTTATGTTATAATGTTTGTAAGTTGATAAACGAATAACAAAACGGAGCAATTAGAATGAACGGCAATAACCCAGAAAACGATGTTTACGAATACGAATCTGAAATTGCAGATACCCGCGATGATATGTTTTGGGAATTGCAATTGGATGGCAATGTGTTTGTCGATGGCATAAAAGTAGAACTTCACGATCTTATCGAAAAAATGGATGATGAAGTTAAGGACAACATTATTTCAAGTTTATTTCGTAGAACAAGAGAGCCGTTAGCCGATCAAGAACCAATGGCTAGAATCTATGCTTGCGAACAAATTAAGGAAATATTTAATTCAAATTATTCTGATGAAGTAGTTCTCAGCCATTATGTGGACGCTCACTCAGAGTTTTAAACGCAGTTAAATTAATAAAAGTGGAGCATTAATAATGATTAAAAAATTAAATCAACATTATAAACCTTGGTCTTTAGCTGACAGCAACTGGGCTTGGGATGAGTATAAATTAGGCAAGTCACATAAGTACATTGCAAGGAAGCTAGGCCGTAGCGCAAAGGCCGTTGAGATAAACCTTAGCAATACGCGAATCAGGACAAAAAAAGGGCCAAAACCTTATTTATCGGCAACACCTGAATTTATTGGTTCAGCAGCAGTGGTAAAGCATACCCGTAAGGCTAGGGCTAAAAAGCAAGAGGTTGTTGAGCATGACCAGAAGTATTGGCTTATGTTCTTTATTGGCTTTGCTGGTGGTATGTTTGGGGCAGTAGTTACAGCCTTTATTCTTTAAAGTAAAAAGGCCCACTTGCAATTTAGCGAGTGAGCCTTTAATATTAGATGTGTTGGTGAAGAGGTTAGAGCCTCATTCGAGCCAGCGAAAATGTGGGAAAAGCTAACGCCAACACTTGTGTAGTTTATCAAACGCTATTGGACGTTACAAGAACTTTCCGACATTTCGCAGTTTGAATCCGACATTAATAATGTGGGTTTCTTTAGCGTTGCCACTAGAAAAAACAACTCTCATGTCACCAAGACTTTAAACTGGGATAGCACTTACCGCACAGGATTGATGGGACTGACCGAAGCAGCAGCAATGCCAAGGTACAAACATAGTTAGCGGATACACATTAGGGGGCAGACCAGCCAATCACGGATGATAAACGGTTTATGTAAATTGTGGTGAGTGGATTAGCAAATAGCATATCGTTGGTAAAGGTTCCTAGTATATATATCTAGGTATCCCAAACCATCTAAATGATAGCTATAAATAAAAAAAAGTGGAGCAATAAGAAATGAATTTAAGACCGCATCAAGAGCAAGCTATTCAAATGCTCAGACAGTCTCTACGAAGTGGCAAGCGCAGGCCAATCCTTGCAGCACCATGTTCATTTGGTAAGACCATCACAGCAGCAGCATTGATGGCATCAGTGGTAGCTAGAGGCAAGCGTGGCATTTTTATCTGTGACCGCATTAAGCTGGTTCAGCAGAGCTTAGAGGAATTTACCAATCACGGTTTGCAGTTCGGTGTGATACAGGGCAACCATGAATTGACCAACCGACACGCACCAATCCAGATTGCCAGCATCCAGACATTGGCCCGTAGGCCCAGATTGCCAGAGTTTGATATAGCTATTGTTGACGAGTGTCAGACTCACTACGCATCATTGACTAAGATCATGGAAACCTACAACAACGTGCCTTTCATTGGCCTGTCAGCTACGCCTTACTCTAAAGGTCTGGGCAAGCACTACGATGACTTGATTGTACCAATCACACCACGCGAGTTATTAGAGCAGGGCTATCTATGCCCAGTGGATTATTATGGTGGACGCAACGTAAACCTAAAGGGCGTTAAGACTAAAGCCTTGTCTACTGGTGGTAGTGACTATGACCCAGCTAGCCTAGCAGCAGCAACAGAAGAAGATAAAGGTCTAGTGGGTGATATTGTGCGTAACTGGCTTGAGCATGGTGAGAACGGTCAGACCATTGCCTTTGCACCTAGCATCAAACATTCAAAGCACTTGGTTGAGACATTCAATAACGCGGGCATTACAGCAGAGCATATTGATGGGTACATGGACGCAGAGCAACGACAGGTCATTTATGATGCCCATGACCGTGGAGAGTTTAAGATACTTTCATGCTCACGCCTGCTTAATACTGGCTATGACGCACCAACGGTCACTTGTCTGATTGACTGTTTTCCTACCAAATCACTCATTAGTTTTGTACAAAGAGCAGGCCGTATCATGCGCACAGCAGATGGTAAGGGTAAGGCGGTGTACTTAGACCATGCTGGGAACGTAGCGCGTCATGGATTCGCAGAGGACGTTGTGCCAGATGAATTGGATGATGGCAAGGAACGGTTTAATGAAAAGAAACAGACCAAGGAAAAGAAGGAGCCAAAGGTCAAGGATTGCCCACAGTGTACCCAGCAGATGGTTGGCCTACGCTGCAAGTGCGGCTATGAAATCCCATTGACTGAGCAGCTAGAGTCTACTGATGAAATATTAGTTAGGTTAACTCCAGAGCAGCGCAACAGAAAAGACACCAAAGAAAACAAGTCTACGTTCTACAGCGAGCTACTGCTGTACACTCGCAGCAAGGGTTACAAGGAGTCATGGGCTAGCCATAAGTACCGTGAGCGATACGGTGTATGGCCTAACGCTATTAAGCCCCATATGGTTAATGGCATAAGTGATGAAACCAGAAGTTACATTACTAGCACACAGATACGCTGGTCTAAAAGCAAAGGAGTTGCAGCATGAGCGTAGAAGCTATTTTAACAATGTTAGAGGGTGTTAAATCTAACGGGGCTAACAAGTGGGTGGCCCTATGCCCAGTTCACGGTGACAAGACAGCCAGCATGGGTATCAAAGAACTGTCAGATGGCAAGGTGCTGATTAACTGCTTTGCCTGCGGAGCTAACGCAATGGAGATTGTGGAGGCTGCTGGGGTGAGCGTCAGTGAGTTATTCCCACCTGACTCAAGTAGACCATCTGGCCCTAGCCGTGAGCAACGCGCCACTATAGAGACTGACAAGGTTTGCATGATGATTTATGAGGCTGACAAGCGTGGTGGTAGGCAGCAGTCGTTAGCTGATTACAAGCGTTACAAACTGGCTAGGGAGCGTCACGCTGCAATGACAAATTCAGAGTATTGTTCGGTTTGAAACCGAGAAATTAAATCACATATTAGTTAACAGAAGTGTTGCACATATCAACAGAAGTGTTATAATAGTTCCAAGTTAAGTAAATAACAAAACGGAGCAAAACATGAACCAAG